AATACTATCAGTGTTGTAGAGACCAGGATATAGAAGATATGGTAGTTGATGCTCGATTGCTTTATGAACTTGCTGATGAATTGGAGGCACTATGAAATTTGATGGATTTGATTGGGTATTTTTGACTATCCCTATTTTTATAATCGTTGCTGCTGCTGTTATTACCTATAGTGATCAACAACAACGAGTATTATTCCAACAAACATACAATAAGAACTTGGAGTGTCGTCAAGCACTCAAAGACCAAACAGTAGGAAGAGTGAATGAGATTTGTGGAACTGTTCCTGTGATTGGAGATTTTGTGAAATGATTACTGACGAACAAATCCTAAAGATTGCTTCTGAGCATCTTTATATTCTTACTTCTGTGAATGAATGGTGTGGTGAGGAGGGAGACATCTTGAATTTTGCCCGAGCAATCTATGAAATTGCTTATAATGAAGGACACGATGAAGGTTGGGGAAGTCGTGAAGAAGCAGAATACTTCAACTCATCTTATCCAACTGGACTTGTAGGAGACCCACAATGATTAAAATCAGTAAAACTTACCATCTTGCACTCACAGAGCAACAAGCAAAAGAACTCTACGAACTTCTACGAACTGAAAAGAATAATGGAGGTCTAACATATTTTAAAGAAGTCGTGCTTGTTTATCATGAACTCAAAAACCTCTTTGATACGGGGATACGATGAAAACTTTTATTGCTTATCTACTTAAATTGCCACTTTATTTTGTGTCTTTATATGGTATCGCAGCACTCACAGGATTTTCAATTTGGTGGTATCTGCCGATTTATACTGTGATTGGTTTGTCTTATGAAATTGGTGAAATGGTGAAGAGAGGAGAACTATGAAAAAGTATCGTATCAAAAAAGAAACTTATGGTAATGCCACAAAGTATTTCCCACAAGAGAGATGGTTCTTTCGGTGGTTTAATATCTTTGCTTTTGATGTCTATTTTGATGGTGGATATGATACTCTGGAAAAAGCACAGAAACGACTTTGTGAGTATTGTAGAGAACCTGTGGTAGAATACCTTGACTTTGACCCTGCGAGTGATTGTAGATGAACGAAACACTCAATAAGAACCTCACACTCATTCAAGAGGTTGCTAACAAAGCCCTGGAACTCCATAAGAATTCCACAGAACGATTTGGTGGTGTAAATTATGCTGACCTACGAGTGGTGGATGTATGGGTGAAGTATAGTATTCACGAAGAAGATTTGGAGTATGGTGTGTTGATTGAAGAATGCTCACCAACTGCTTATGATTTACAGGATTATATGTTAGAATACTTGAAAGATAATCTGCCTAATAATTTGGGGTGGAGTATTTATGTGGAGTTGGAGTGGTAAAATGACTAAAACTCAATCAGCATTAGAACGAGTTATTATTGAACTTGATAGTTGGTGTGATAATTGGACACCCACATCTTATAATGACCCTCGCATTAGTTTGAGGCAGATTGCTGACCGTGCCCGTGATGTTTTAGAGGAAGAGAAAAAAACAGAAGAAGAATATGAATACTTCCACATTTCTTATCGTAAAGACGCACCTTTTTGATTATGACTGACTTTCAACCAACTCCACAAACACCAGAACAAGTTGCTGATGGATTGCGTAATGCTTTTAGACAAGCAATCAAAGATGGTGTGATGGATGCTACTCCTTATTTTAAACAAATGACTTTCAAATCTGATATTGAAAAGACAGAAGCAGAAATCAAAGTGCTTCAAAAGAAACTTGAACTCCTCAAAGAGATTGAGACACATAAATCTCAACCAAGAATGTATTTTGAACTTGGTGGTAAATTTGAGATTGTCTCTTATAATGGTGAGAATTATTATCGTCTGGAATATCCAACTGATGTTATTTGGTATAAGAAAAAGAAACCTGCTGATGGTATGATGCTGGTTCGTATTACTGATGGTGAAACTCGTCGTCTGCTTGAAGGACTTTGGTTCAACGATGTGCGAAAGGGAAGATATACTTATGTGGGTGAAGAATGGTTGCCTGATGAGTTAGAATATGAAGAAGATGAGATGGGATATAATCAAGGATGGAATGATTGTTTGAACGAAATCAAGAGGAAACTAAATGACTAACCCAGAAATCATCGTAGAACGAAAAAAATATGGAAGTTCTGCTATGGATTATACTATGAGAGTTTATCAAAAACTTGATGAAGAAACCATAATGATTGATGGTGTGAAGTATCAAAAAGTAGAAGAACCAAAACCACAGACACTTTATGAGATGTTTTGTAAGGAACAATTGGAGTTTGTAAATAGAGAAGTTATTTGTGATATTGTTGAAAGATGGTTGCCTGATGAAGATGATGGTGATGATAGATATGCTTGTGGTTGGAATGATTGTGTTGAAAAGTTGAAGTTGAGGTTAAAATGACTGAACCATTAAATCATAAACTTGATGTAAGTAAAATCAAAACACTCAAAGATGTAAAGAATGTCTTTGAGTGTATGTGTTTGATTACTAATGCGAGTGAAGGATATGAAAAGTATGAACTCATTAAAGAATACTTCACAATTCCAAATGAGACACAAGAACTCAAACTTGAACTACCACGCAAGTCATTAGAAGAAATCTCACAGGAATTTGATGAGAAGATTGATAAACAGATTGAGGATGTAGAGTATAAGTTCGCACAACTCAAATACTATCAAGAGTATCAGTTTAGTAAAAAGATTACAAGGATTATTGAGGATATTGAGTATGCTCGCAAGAATGGAAGTTTTCCAGCAAAATTAGATTACTCTAAACTTACTGCGACTGGTGGTAGTAATTTTACTTCCAGTTTGATAATCAAATCAGGTGGTAAAGAAGTCGGTTATTATACATTCGGTAATGGATATTTGAAGTATTATATGAATAAGAAACCGACTGCGATTGTTCGGTTCTTTATGAATAAACTTTTGGGTTTCCGTTGGGAAGACACTTGAAGAACTGGCACAGGAGCATCTCCACAGGGTGCTCTTTTGGTCTATAATACTCTCATAGAAACAAACACCTGATGACTGACTTCTCTCAAGAACGATTTGTTGATTTAGGACAAACACTCTATGTTGAGTGGTTGAAAACTTGTTCTAATATGCAAAGTATTACTGAACAAGAACGACGAGAAGTGTTCAAGTTCGGTGCTGAACTTGCATTTGAAGCAGCAGAAGAGTTTGCTAAAGTATTCCGTCATCAAGAGGAGAACTGAAATGACTATCAAAGCAACTGAACTTCTCAAACTCTTTTCCAAAGCAAAACAACTTGATTTAAGTGTTGAGGTTTGTGAGGACAAAGATGGTGATTATGTAATTCGTATCTACGAAATGTTCCATCCAGAAGGATTTGATGAAACAGTATTCATCAATCAACAAGGTGAAACCAACTGGGATAAGAGATGTTATAGTTTTGATTATATGATGGATGTTCTTGATGAACAGTTGGAAGAAAAACGACAAGAAGAAATCAAAGAACAAAAACGACAAGAACTTCTTGCTCGTTTGACTGATTTTGAAAAGGACTTACTTGGAGTAAAATGATTGAACGAGTAAAATTCACACACATTACACGAGTGATTGACCCAAAGACACGCATTCATTATCTGGATGCTGTTGATGAATATGGTAATCATTGGATGGCGCAGATGGAGCACAAACAAGAGCCTTGGTTGTGCTATTCTAAAGTATGGTATGAAGATCCACAGCAACCCGTAAAACTATGACCCTTGAAGAAATCCTAGAAGAATATGGGCAGGAAGTATTAGACACATACTACGAATTGTTCCCAGACAAGAACGTATCAAAGTTTGGTGATAGGTGTTGTGGATTTGTTGGTGAGTATGAGGATTTTGTGTTAGACTGTTATCATTCAACTGGTAGTGATGAACTGGAAACACTTGATGACTTTATGAATGGTGTATTTCAGGAGTATTATTACTATTGCGAAAAGACAGCAACAGGATTTGTATTTTATAATGAACGATGAGTGATTTAATCTTCAAAACCAATGGAGAAGAAAAGTTTCGTATTCCTTTTCCAACTCCTGGAACCAAATGTCCTGAAATGAAACTTGAAATTAAAATGACTGAAACCGACATCTCAAAAGTTCTCATAGAAGGAGAATACGCAATCATTATGGGCGTGAAGTATAAGAGAGTAGAAGAACCAAAGACACCAGTAGAAGAAGCATATAAAGAAGTTTTCGGCAAGTATCCTGAAACTGGTTCAGATGCAACTAAATTTGATATTCAATCCTGGAATATCTTTCGGTATGGTTGGAATGCAGCAAAGGAGGATGGAGTGGTTGATGAACCTGATTGGTATGATGAAGTAGAGTGGGATGAGAAAGATAATCCAAAACCTATGGATGAGGTTGTGAATAGGTTGATAAAACAACACCAAGCACAAAAACTCTACAATATGGCAAGAGATGAACTTGGATATTCTTTTGATTGTTGTGATGAGTTTGTAGATTTAGTGGAGAGATGGTTGCCGAAAGAACAATCAGCAGCAGGAAGTCAGAATGTAGATACTGAATTACTTGTGGATGGATTTAATCATTGTCTTGAAAAAATTAAAGGGATGCTACGATGACTGAACGCAATTTTACCAAAGAACTTTGCCATCACCGTTATATTGATATGGAAGATGGTAATGATATTGAAACCATTTGTTATCCTTCTTTGATTTGTATTATCACCGAGTTGTGTGATAGGATTGAGAAACTTGAAAGGAAGTTGGAACAACAGGAGGAGTATGCTATGGAGCAAAATGAACAATGAAGATTGAAATCACTTATACTCCACATCCAACCAAAGGATATACTGCAACAATTTGGGATGGTCCTGATGGAATTGATGAAGATAGTTTTGTCTGTCGTTCTCTTGGAGAATGTTTTGAACAGATTGTAATGTGGAGAACACTTAACGCACAACAGTATAAAGATGAATGAAGACATGCCGTGGGTCAATCTCACACAAGAAGAAGTAGAAGAACTTCGCAACAAAAAACACGAACTCACTGAATACGGCAAACAGAGGTTGAAAGAACTTATCTACAAACAGGATATGCACAAAATGGAAGATGCTGCAAAAGACCTTGTTCTTGAAAATCTTACGCACGAAGAAATGTTGGAAATTGCTGAAAAAAGAGAGGCAGAAAATAAGGCACTTGCTGCCCTTGATGAACTCTATGAAAAGCACGGTGATGCTATGCTGAAACTTGCTGAGATTGAAAAAGATGAGTGGGAACGTAGAGAACGTGCTGATACTGTGTTGGCACGATATAATGCTTTCTATAATGATGAATGTTCTGGGATGCCTCACGGCACACCAATCACACCAGAGCATATGCAGGCAATGACACTTGAATGTATGATTGATGCTCTCCGTTGTGAGAATATGAATATGGAGTATGATGTAATTGCGATTGATGACATCAAGGATTTGATTGAAGGATTGTATCGGCAGAGTGATGAGTTTTTGGAACGAGTGAGGAAACTGAAAGAGCAGAATAATGGATGAACCATTCTATCAATATTATGTGATTGATTATTATGCAACTGGTGAAGGTCGTTCTGTCTGGTTGCAAATCTGTCGCAATAACTCTCCATCATATCCAGATGATTACTTTCAGAAACGATGGGAAAAGTTTGTAGATGTTGAGTATTATCTTCAAGGGACAGAAAAACTCACAGAAGAAGAGTTTATGAAAAAGTATCGTGTGTTTATGCCAGGACACATTAAGAATACTATTGAAGAGAAAAGTATGAGTATCTGGCAATCACATTATCATTTCAATCGTTCATAATGAAACCACTACCCGATAAAAAAGAACTGGATATTATGTGGACTGTGGCAACCTCAACCAGTATTGAAACTGGCACAAGACCCCACCACGGGTTCGCAAAAATGCTGTATGATGAACTCAACGACATCAAACCACCAGTAGGACTTGCTGACAAATGATTTCCCCTTACAATGTAGTTCCTGGAACTGATATTGTTCATAGTATCACTGACGTTTATGAACTTTGTGATGAAGCAGAAGGTCTAACTCATAAAGTAGAACTCCAAGCGGATAATGGTGGAGTGTATATGGAGTATAGTGAAAAGAAAACTGATGAGAAATCAAAACTTTTCACCGAATGTATATCTATCGCAAACAAAGAACTTGCGATTGTAGTTGCAAAACGGATTCTTGAACTTTATCAGGTAAATTGAAATGAAAATCCAATTCAAAGGACATTCTACTACTGATAGAGAAGTAGAACTCTCACAACAAGAACTCTTCCAACTCTTTGAGATTATGCGTAAGGAGTTTGAGAATCATATTACATATTCACGATTCAATAGTTGTTATCCCAGCGACATTGAAAAGGACATTGTAGATTTTTGCAATTCTCATGGTGTTGATGTAGAATATGGTCGTGATAGAATTTCTTTCTTTAAATCTATTCTTAATAACCTCAAGAACCCTTATCAATGAACCTCACATACCGACAACTGATTCTTCTTACAACTGCAATCACAGTATTTTATGATGAGGTCGCAAAGACTTCTACACCCGAACTAAAACAAGAACTGATGGAACTTGGTGAGATTATTCAGGAAAATGCTATGATGAGGAAAAGGGCAGATGAACGACGGGAGAAGAAAAATGAAACTCTGTAAAGATTGTAAGCATTATCGTAAGGATTGGTTGTCTCATCTATTTGGAATGGGACACCGACACGATACTTGTAAATCACCAAATACTTCCACAAATCTTATAACTGGAAACGAAAGTAGGTTTTGTGATATGCTCCGTGCTAAATCTTGGGAATCACTTGATTACTCTTGTGGTCCTGATGGTAAGTTTTGGGAGGCAAAATGAGTAGATTTATTAAGAATCCCGATGAAATCATCCTTGAGGATGTGAAGATGATTCACTATGAAGCAATGGAAGAAGGTCGTTCCGTATGGTTGGGAATCTACCTCAACAACGGTAAAATGTATCACCTAAACATTGGTGGTGATAATCTTTATGTCAATTACAGTGATGAGACACCTGACGAACTGGCACAAGGACACACCAGAAAGGACTTAGATGCCCTATAATGTCAGTATAAATCCAAGGTCCAATGGAACGCAAAGTCATTGTAAAACCTAAGTCTAGTAAGGCAAAGAATCGTCTTGCCAACATTATGGAAGGTAATCCCGTCTGTATTGTAGAGCAAGATACTGGTGGTGAATTGTTTCTTGCGTCTGCAAATCGTAAATACTTTATGTGGGTCAGCACTCGCACTGGAACTAATCGTTTTGGAGATAAGTCTGATAGAGATTGGGAAATTATACAAGACAATTTTCCCGAAGGTTGGGAACCAAAACCACTTGGAAAAACTGCTGGATTCTATGAGGTGTTTGAGTGAAACTACTAAAATACAAATGGGAAATGATTGTATGGGGATTCACTGTATTCTCTAATGCAATCTATTTTCGTTTGACATTAGAGGATAACATTGATAGACTTGCATTCTTTGAAGAACTATCTGCTGGATACATTGAAATGCAAGATGAATATATGATGAATCAACCAGACTTTGACCCTTGGAATCTATCGGGTAGAGACTCTTATTATTCTTATGTGATGAATCAAAATAAACTTTGAGTAAATAGAGATGAAAATTCAAAATCAGGTTAATCAAATGAAACTCTGTAATCTTATCTTTTTTACACTTGTTGGTGTCTGTGTTGGTGGTATGGTATATGCAAATATAAAACCAGATAAAACTGAATATCATACTTCTACAGTATCTGGAACTTCTGGTGAATTAAACTGCACTGGTAGTTCCTGTGCTGTAAAAGAAAAATGAAACACATTTTCTTGAACTTATGGTATAAGTATAAAGAATGGAGATACGAACGTAAGTGCATCAAGCATCTTGGAATGAAACCACAAAAGATATATGTTTCTAAAGAAGCATATGATGCTTTAGTTGAAGCAATCAACAAACCCCCAGACCCAGAAGCACAAGAAAGATTTCGTAAAATCCTAGAACGTAAAGCACCTTGGGATGAAGACTATGGCAATTGAAGTAAAGGAAAATGAAGATGGGTCTTTTGACATCTCTTGGGATGAGAATCACCCAACTGAAAGTATGTTCAATACTTGGACCGCAGAGGATTTCACTAAAGCAATTTCTGATTATCTTGAAAAACTGAAAAATGAAGAACAAGAGACATCAAATTAAATCTAAATGGTATTATATCTTTTGGGGTGCTATGGCAGTTGCAGTTGTCGGTGGACAACTGTATATTGGCACAGGGTATCGTCAAATGGCAGAGTCATTTAAGAACATTCAAATTTCTGTAAGTTGCATCAAATGATAGAAGTATCAAAAGAATTACTAGAAGAAGTTTTTGCTGCTATTCGTAAATATCAGCATCAAAATATTCAAGATTCAACAATTTATACTAAGTGTCAAAAAGTTCTAAATGAATTGTATGATTTGACTTATACTCAACAAAGAGAACAAGTCCGATGAACTCGATTGACCTTGAAAATGGTGAGGTTGATATTTTAATTAGTTCTTTAATTCTCCTCTCTAAGCAAGACCAAACTAGACTTGAAGAACTTTATAATTTAAAAGTAAATCAAGTATTTGATAAACTTTACTCTATAAAGTTAAAAAATTATAATATAAATGATGCTCCTTGTTGTAGAAAAGATGAATAATTTATCTAAAGAACAAAGGAAACTCATTTATGATGCAGTAAGATATTATCAAATGAACGCAGTTCCTTTGAATAGTAAGAACTATCAGATTTGTGATTCTATTCTAAATGAACTCTTTTTAGAGGTTAAATCAGCATACGTTGAACCAGCATATGAACAAGGAAACTAAATTTCATCTTGCTCTTATTCAGATTGAAAATCTTTCACAATTAGTGAAAGACAATGAATACGAGCATTTTTTTGTATCCCACCTTATTCCCATTAAAGTAGAACTTCAAAGACAACTCTCTTGTATTAAAAATGAATGAACTCCATCTTGGTTATGAAATTGATTGTGATTATCGGTGGGTGAATATGCTCATAACTATGAGAGAAAGGAATCCTCAAAGATTCTATGAGTTCTATAATGATGATACAATTTATCATTATATGGATAAACTCCAGTATCGGCATTTGACTAACGACTGAGACACTTGTGGAACTGGCACAGATACCCTGCCGAGAGGTCGGGTTTGCCCTATAATAAGAGCATCCTCAAAGGGACGATGACTGCCTCCAACCTTTCTAAAATCAAACCCAAACTCCGCACTCAAGGTGTTGTTTCTGGAAACTTCGGTAAAGCAAAAGTAAAAGCAGGTTCCCCTTTGCGTGATATTGGCACAACAAATACTAAGGTGGTTAAAATTAACACACAAGATGACTATCTAAATCGTTTGTATCTTGCATACGAGGCAACTGAGGATAAGAAGATGAAGAAGTTTATCTTTGAGGAAATCAAAAAGATTATGCTTCAACGAGGTAAATGGTGATGACTGGAATACAAATAGAATGTGAGATTCGGAAGTCAGTTAAGCAGCACTTGCTTGATTGCCTTAAACGTCCAGAGTATTACAACTATCCTCATCACGATTTAGTTGCAGATTATACTGCAAAGATTGAAAGGATAGATGAGTTTCTAGAAAAGTTTGACAAGTAATTCAATTAACCAAAACAATGCAATTCAATTTTAACACTGTCAAAGAGTTTTACACTGAAAACATTACTGATGAAGTTCTGAGGAAAGCAGGATTGACTGCTGGTATCTTCACCGTCGTGATTGTTTCTCAACTCATTCTTCACGGATTTGTTGAGATTGTTGATAGTATTCCTGTTTTCAATTCTCTGATGCAGGTTGTTGGTGTTTATGCAACTGTGCGGTTTGTCCTTGCAAACCTTACAACTCAAGAGAAACGTGATAATCTTGTAGAAAATGTTCGGAATACTTACCAAGATGTTGTGGGTTGATTGAATACATAAGTATAACGATGGACGGTTTTTGGACTGTCCATTACTACTTGATGAAGCACCCAAGAGGTGCTATGATACTAAGGTAAATCAATCGAGGTTATGCCCGAGTCTTACGCATTTACAGGTGATGCCATTACCCTTATCGGTTTGGTTGGTGTTATCAGCACTGTTGTTATTGTTTATTCCGTTTTTCGTTCTTACTGGTCTAGTCCTTATCGCAAATGAATTATCAACAATTCGAAAAAACACTTCCCGAGTATGAAAAAGATCTCAAGGAAGCAAAGAAAAAGTTCGATAAACTCTCCAAGCAATACAAAAAATGCAGGAGTGCTTATCAGGCAGAAATGATGTATGATGACCTTACAATTCTGAATGAAGACATTGCTGAACTTCAGATGATTGTGAAGGAACTGCGACAGCAAAAGAAACTGGCAGAAATTGAATCTTATTGAGATGACTAAAACAATCGAAGAGTTCGCAACTGAACTTACGGAAGACCCAACAGTTCGAGATAACTTCCTTGAGGAGTTTGTTGATGAAGTAATTGATTCAATGGACCCCAAGGACATTATCCGTGCTTATGCACATACTCTTCTTGAGGATTTGTATAAGCAATGCGATGATAACCAAGAAGATTATATTATTCAGGAATGTGCTGATTGTTTCCCTTATGTGCTTCAACGTTTCGGAGTTGAACTAGAAGATAATGCTAAAAATTGATACTTACAATTATTGTCAGAAATGTTTTGAAGTTATGGAACTTGTCTGCACTCAAGGGATGAAAGAATATAATCATCTGCTAAGTATTACTACAGATGAAATTGAACTGTTGTTCTATCAAGAACACTTCAATGAATATAAGTGGTATGACGTTTGATACCACTTGTGCCACTAATCGTTCTGGCACATAACACTTTACAAAGCAGGGCAAACCTGCTATGATGTATTCATCAAGTCAAGGAGGTTTCAAGATGATTGACACTTGTATTCTTCACGATGATTACGAGGACTTTGCACAGAAGTTTCTCGGTGTTGACTATGAAGATTATATTAGTCTTCAGATGGGTCTTCCTGACGAAGATGAAATTGAAATTGAGTATCCTGTGATTGCTTGATTTCTGGGAATGGATTTGCCCTAAAGTTATCCACCTTTTGTTCACTTGACTTTTTATTAAATGTCTGCTAAACTGATTGCACTTGCTTCTGAAATCGTTGATACCAACTCTGCTGGTGCTCAACTGATTGTCAATCTGACTAATGCAGAAACTGGTGCTGAACTGATTGAAGCACTTGATAATTATGACTCCACTGTTCTTGAGAATCATACTCAACCTGTGGATTCTGAAGATGACGGTTATGTGTCTCTTACTGATGCTGAAGGTGCTGTAAGCACTCTCTGATTATTCTTGTTCTGATTCCTTTACTTTAACTTTATTATGGCACGTCGTAGCAAATCTGCTTCCCGACAAATGGTTGAATCTCTGAAAGACCAACTCACTGAGTATTTCCGTGAAAACGTCTTTGATGATTATGATTACGAAGATTTGACTGGTTCTGAACTCTTTGAGGCACTGGTTGAGACTTTCAAGGAACTTGAGAACGACCTTAAAGAAGAACTGAAACCAATTCAGTTTGTACTAAATAAACTTGACCCAGAGGAAACTGAATCTCAAGTCCTTAACGGTTAAAATTACGGGCATTAAAGGTCCAAACTTTAAGTAAGTCCCACACCCTCTATGCCTCTTAATAATGCACAAACAGGAGGGTCTCTTGTCTCAGTAGCTCAGTGGAATAGAGCAACCGCCTTCTAAGCGGTCGGTCGTTGGTTCGAATCCAACCTGAGACGTTATCCAACTATAACAATGAAACTCAAAGTTCTTAGTGATTTACACCTGGAGCACTTTGTTGCTTGTCAAGTATTTGATGTTGGTGAAGGTGATGTTCTAGTTCTTGCTGGAGACATTCTTTGTGCCAAGCATTTCAAGACTGATGGATATATCCACGCAGTCTATGATAGATTCTTGAATGATTGCAGCAAGAACTATAATAAAGTTCTTTATGTGATGGGAAATCATGAGTTCTATGGATATAACTATGAAGGGACCAAAAAGAAATTAAAAGAGAATCTTCCTCATAATTTCCATCTCCTTGATAATGATACAATAACAATCAACAACTGGAACTTCATTGGTTTCACTTTATGGAGTGATTTTCGTAATGAAAATGCTCTAGAGATGATGGAAGCAGCACAGTGTATGAATGACTATAAAGTTATTCGTATCACTCCGAAGTATCGGAAGATGAATCCATCGGATACTCTTGCTTTTCATAAGGATAGTAAGAAGTATCTTCTCAAGCAACTACAAACACTGAATGAAAACGTATTTGTCATCAGTCATCACGCACCGAGTTATCAGTCGATTCCGCAGCAATATAAGAAAAATGCTAACGGTGCTTATTGTAGTAATCTTGATGATGTTATTGTGAATCATCCACAAATCAAATACTGGGTTCACGGACACACTCACAATGCCTTTGATTATATGATTGATGGTTGTCGTGTTGTTTGTAATCCTGGTGGTTATCCAGGTCAAGATACTGGATTCTTTCCAGATAAATTCTTTGACATCTAGATACTAATGGAAGTATAATCATTCCACTCAAATACTCTTATGGACTACTTAAAAATTGAACCAAACCAAACTATACTTGTTCTGAACGCATCTTACGAACCAATTAACTTCACTAATTGGAAGAGAGCAATTGTGCTTCTTATGAAGAATAAAGCACAGGCACTCGGTAAGAGAGTCATTCGACTGGTCAATTATATTAAGTTGCCCTATGAGAAACTCGCACAGAACAAACCATCTCGTACTATGATTTACAAACGTGATGGGCATAAATGTCAGTATTGTGGTTCGACTAAACAACTTACTATTGACCACATCATTCCACGTTCTCGTGGTGGTGGAGATACTTGGGAGAATCTAGTTGTTGCTTGTATGCCTTGCAATACTAGAAAGAGTGATAAACTCCTAGAAGAAACCAACTTAGTTCTTCAAACTGTTCCAAGAAAACCACTCAACAAGATGCTATTCTCTCTGGATAGGTCAAACGTTCCTGAATGGAAAGAATACACCTATGCCTAAACTCGATAATGAGTTTTATACTGTAGAGTATGAGTTTATGGGAGAGCAGAAGTTTGCCTGTTATTTTCAACTTGAATCCGCACAGGAAGCAATGATGAAAATGATTAGGAAAGGAATGGTTGTTAATAGATTGGAAACTAGGAGTCTAAAGAAATAGCAGTGTGCCAGTCGTAGGACTGTCCATCACCCTTCCCGTTTGCTCGGGGAGGGTGTTATACTATGTTCATCAAGCAAAGGGGAGGGATGACTCCGAATTGGCAGCACAACTCAGGAAAACGTAAAAACACCAAAGGTTCTTGCAAGGGGAAACTCAAAGCAAGAAAACAAGCATTGCAACACATCAAACGCAAACTCAAAGTAATCTGATGACTTATCAAAATCTTTTGGAGATTCTTCAGACTCTCACTCTGGAGCAATTGAAGTCTGACGTGTCAATTTATGACATTGCCAATGATGAGTTTTATCCGATGAATAGTTTTCATTTCTCGGACCATACAACTCAAGTTCTTGACCCCGACCACCCTTACGTTTCTTTCTGATTATGTATCGCAATCTTGCTAATCTCAAGCAACGGGTTGATGACCTGATTGCAACGTATGGTGAAGATGCCTATGTTGCTGCATTTGTTTTCAGTCCTGCTGATGTATTCACTATGGATGAGAACTTTGTAGAGCAATATCTTCCTGATGAAGATGCTTGTGAAGTTCTTTATGAAGTAGGAAATACTGATTACATTTATCAGGTAATCGGTGAATGTATTGATGATGAAGTTGTCCGTCTGAAACTCAAGCAAAGTATTAAAAAATGAAAGAAGTAACTATCACTATTAAACTCCTTGTTGAGGATGACCAACCCTGTTGTGATTGGATTTATGAAAGCATTTATGAGCAACTTAATCACGATGCTGGAGAAGCAATTCTTGAGTATAATGATGATGAACCCGTAATGGATGTTGGACTTACTGCCTAATGAAAAAACCTTTTCTTTTCACTGATGCGGAAGTCGATGCAATTTATGATTTTCTCATAATTGCAAGAGAAGTGGCAGAAACATCAGATGAAAAGGAAAGGTTATCTTTAATTATCAAAAATATAGATAAACAAACTAATTATTCGTTAGTATCAATGAATGACTCTAATTTAACTATACAAACTGCTGCCGCAGTTGAACGATTACAAGAAGCACTTGCTGGTAAGACAGAAGAAGATTTTGATGTAATTGTTGATAAGATTCAATCCCTTGTTGACATTATAAAAAAAATCAAAGCAATTACCAATGAATTAAATCATTGATGTGCCACTTGTCTTAGTGTCCACATCATCTCCCGTTCCAACGGGTTTTGCCCTATAATACCAACAGTTCAAAAGAAACCATGTTCACCACAGACGTTGCCGATCTTCGCAGTGAGCGTCAAAAATACAACAATTATATTATCGCAGAAGAATTGAATAAGAACTCCCCTTCTTATTCCGAACTTGTGAAGATTGCAAATGATAAAGCAATTGATCGTTTGCTTGATGAACTTGACTTTGATTATGATGATCTGTTAACTGAATGTGCAAATAGCATTGTATTCAGTAAGACCGTTGCCATTGCTATTGCAAAAAATGCAAGTCGTCAAGGTAAAAAGGATGAATCCTTCATTATTGATGGCGTTGCTACTGAAATGAAAAAGTATAATTACAATATCCGTTGTTGTGGGGTTGACGAACTTCGACCTTGCAAAAATGGTAAAATTATGACCAAAAAAGAGTTTAAGAAAGAAAACTTAAACAAAGATATTCATGCACTAAAGTCCATTGATGGTATTTTTGATGGACCTAAAAGTGGATACATTTTTGCTAAGATTGTTATTGGTGCTGGTGGGCATCAAGATAATGTTCTGCATGAAATGAACCAATATATTGAGTGGGCAAAAGAGTTTGGACAAGAAGATAAGATTTATGTTATGCTTATTGATGGAGAAGAGTTTGCATCTTTGAAAGAGAAACAAACCGATAACATTTGGGTTGTGAATCACATTGAGTTTCAGGAGAGATTGCTTGGATAATAAACAATTATTGGGTCAATTTTACACTACATCAGATCCCTTTGCAGGATCTGATGCTTTTTCTTTATGGAATAGTTTGAGACCAAAAGGAGTAAAAGTTCTTGAACCATTCGCAGGTGCTGGATTATTGTATTCATACCTAGATGAAGAATGGGAAGGTTATGATATTGACCCAAAGATTGATAGTATTATCAGACAAGATACGATTAAGAACTTTCCGATTGGTTATGATGTTTGTATCACCAATCCTCCATATCTTGCAAAGACAACGATCTCCAGAAAGAAATTAAATGTTTTAATCAAGTATCAGGACCTATATCTTGATTGCTTAGAATTGATGTTGAATAATTGTGGGTATGTTGCAGCAATTATACCATCAACATTTCACAATACTGGTTTATTTCAAGATAGATTGATTGCATGGGATAAACTAGATAAAGAAGTTTTTTCCGATACTGATGTTCCTGTTGGTGTTGCATACTTTGCACCAAAATCGAAAGGAACAAAAATTTATGTGAATGGAAAAGAGATAAAGGAACATCCACCAACAAATACTAACCCTTCAATTTCATTTAATGTTTCTCATGGAAATTATGTTCTGTGTGCAATAGATTCAACAAAGGGTAGAAGTATTCATATTCATGACAATGTTGAAAGTTTTGATAGAGAAAAGTACCTTAAACATACTTCTAGAAACTACTCTCTATTCTATTCTCCAAATAAATTAGACATTGATAAACTAAATTCATTCATCAATGAATGGAGAGATGAAACAAGGGACTTTTATCTCACCTCTTTCAAATCTACAATGAATTGTGGCATTTACAGAAAACGTATGAATTTTAATATCCTAAAGTGGATTATTTCTGTATACGATTGTGCCACCAATCCTTCTGGCACATTAGACCCCCATTGGCAGTGAATATCCCCTATAATAAGGGCATGAACAACACCACAAATGAACCCTAAAGTTATTACTTACGGACTTCTTGCGTTCTTTGCTGTCATTGGATGGAACATTCTTCTCATTCAAAGAGACAAAAGGATGTTTGATGCTTATGATAAAGCAAACGCAATCGAACGATTGAAAAATCCCCCATCCAATTCCTTGAAAACTTGGTGCGAACGTCAAGCAGGTTGGCATCCAGATTGCAATTTGAAATGATTATAAATTAAAGAGGATATTTTATTGGCAGATGGTTTCTCATTACACACCCAAGGTTAATGATTACGTCAAATGGAAAAAACTAGAAGGATGGGTTTATTTCAAGGATGATGAATACATTACCATTGAGATTGCAGTAAAAGAAAAGAAATGCACCAAAGGAACTCATCACAAGAAAGAGCACATTCTTGTGATTTGTTATCACAATCAATGGAAAGACCTTGAGTATGTAAAGTCAAGGGCATCAAAATACGACGAGGAAGATGGTCCCGTGTGCCACCTGTAGCACTGGCACTATAAAGTCCCGCAGACCCCCCTGATGCCCTATAATACAGGGACACAAGCAAAGGAAACCACTTGGTAGACCTCAACACTGTCTTCAACTACACTGCTTCCCGTTGGGATTGGCAAGATGGTAATGTGAATCAAATGTGGATTCAAGAGATTGAAGAATCTCCTGATTGCTACCGTTATGTTGCTGTTGCTTACAATCCTCGCAAGGATTCTAGTATGGTGATGAGTGAACCTCGTTGCTATGCTGATACCTTAAACTGGGTTCGTAAGTGGTGCAATTCTTTCTGTATTCTTCCTGAATACTGCTGATTATGAGATTTGTTGGTAATTGTATCAATTCATTTGATGAATTTGGGAATTGTATTATTCCCCAACTTCCTTTCTCCAATGTTACTGATTTCGCACAACTTGTGGAAGAAAATGATAATGTAGAGATTGGAAATTTTGTTATTCAGTATAACCAAGAAACTGACGTTCATTCATTTTTTTTCAAATGACTTTCACCTTCCCCCGTCTGTCTGCTGGTATCTACGAAGTTCAGAAGGATTCTAATACAGTTGGTTTCATTCGTAAAGCATCTGCTGCTAAGTGGATTGTTGTTGATGTTGTAGACACTCCTCAGCACGTTGCAAAGACCCTCAAAGATGCAAAGGATGCTTGTATCAATCTCATCATCTTTGATGTTGTTGACACGACCTCTGAGGATGAATATAATGACTCTGTGGAGGTTGATAAGGTAAATCCCGAACTTAATAAAGTTCTTGAGGGTTCTTTGCATTGCTATAAGCAAATTGAAGGAACTGATGAGTTTGAGGAAGTTTCTCCGAGTGTGTTTGGATTTGGGGGTGAACCGACACTCGAACCAATCGAGTTCTGATAATTCATATGCTTAGATTTATTTTACAAACACTATTCGACCAAAGGAAAAACCAAATGCACGAGTCTACTCTTGATCTCTTCTGTGGTGATGAATCTGAAGAGTTTGCAGATGAGTATGCAATGGAACTAGAAAAAAAAGCAGCAGAACTTGAAATTACTGTTGATTACTATATTGCGGAGTTCCTCTGATGATGTATTCTAAAAGGGAATGGGATGTCAGTGTTATTACTGATTCTGGCATTTATAAAAATCTAAGGATTGAAGGTTATTATACCCAGAAAGATGCAGAGGCGGCAGCACTAAGTCAAACTGGAGCAAAAAAAGTTGCTTTTTGCGTTCCATGTGCTCCATCATTTGCTTCAGAATCTTCTAATGATAATTCTCAAGTTGTAGAGGTTCATCATTATTATCAGGAACCTGAGCAAGATGATGAAGAGTTCTACCAATCTCTTGATGAACAAGAGATGGAGATGTATGATTTGATGTGTAAAATTGCTATGGAGAAAGGAGAGGAACTCCCGACTATTTCTGAATTTTATGAGTGGTTGGAATCTTAACCCTTTGTGCCACTTCTTGATCTGTCCAGCACTCTTCCCGAAACCACGGGAGGGGTGCTATAATGTATGAATACAAACGATTGAACTGACCTATTGATGCTGACTCTTCTTCCTTATCAACAACGTGCTCTTGATGCTGTGCAAAAAGCAATCAGGGGTTCTGTGTATATTCCTACTGGTGGTGGGAAAACTGTTGTGATGATGGAAGATGCCCGTCAACGTGTTCTGGATGCAAAAGAACCGATGACGTTTGTTGTTGTTGCACCTCGTATTCTGCTTGCAAATCAACTCTGTTCTGAGTTTGAACAATATCTCAAAGAGCAAAACATTGCTTATATGCACGTTCACAGTGGTGAAACTCATCATCAATCCTCTACACGTCCAGCAGTCATTGCAGAATATAATGACACTACAATCGGAAGTGGCAAGCATCAATTCATCTTCACCACTTACAATTCTATTGGTCGGGTGAATGAAGCAGACATTAACATTGATGTGGTGTATTTTGATGAAGCACACCACTGCGTGAAACCTTCTAACTTTGTGGGTATTGCTCACACTTCAGCAGTTGCAGATAATGCTTATTTCTTCACTGCAACTCCGAAGTTCAATAACAGCAAGGAGTCTATGAACAATACTGATGTTTATGGCAACAACATCATCAGTATTCCTGCACAAGAATTGATTGAGGCAGGTAGTATCATTCCCCCCAAAGTTGTGCCTTATGAAGCACAAACCATTCGCACCAAAGAAAATGCACCTTTTGTAGATGCAGAAAACATTGTAGGTATTCTGTCAGAGATTTCTGATTGTGATGCCCCTAAAGTTCTTGTTGCTGCTCCTAGCACCAAAGTAATTTGGGCAATGTTTACTGAGAGTGATTTGCTGCAACAACTCAATGATATGGGTTATACCATTATGCACATCACTTCCAAGCACGGTGCTTATATTGACAAACAAAAAGTCTCCCGTGAAGTATTCTTCCAAAAGATGACTGAGTTTGGTGCTGATGCAGACAAGAAGTTCATTGTGTTTCACTACAGCATCCTGTCTGAAGGTATGAACGTGCAAGGTCTGACTCATTGCATTATGCTTCGCAATCTTCCTCTGATTGAAATGGCACAGACTGTTGGACGTGTTATCCGTATGCACAAAGATGACCGACAAGCAATCGCAGATGGTAAGATGAAAGCAGGTGAGTTTGCTTTCTATAAGAAACCCTTTGGCACTATCACTATTCCTGTCAACAATAACTATGGTGATCGTATTGCCCGTCAACTTCAGACTGTGGTTGATACCATCTTTGTCAAGGGTGAAGTGCTTGCTGCCTAAATACTAAAAGTTCAATTCTCTAACGATGAAAACCTTTGCAGACTTTATTGCAGAAGCAAAAAAGAATAAGTCTGACTATTCTAAGACTTATGCTGCAAAGGTTGCTGCAGTTAGAGATAGGCAAAATAATTTTGTAAACTCTCAGAAAGAACGTACTAAAAAGCAGTTAGAAAGAGAGCAGGAAGCAAAGAATAGAAAGAGAGAAGAAGAAGCAGAAAATCAAGAATACATCAAACATATTAAAGATTTAAAGAAAGAAATCAAGAGAGAAGTAAAAAGAGAATACGGTATTGATGATTGATACATATCTATGTGTCCCACATAGAATACAATGCCTTTTAGTAAAAAGTTTCCCAAATCAGGTGAAACTAAACATATCAGAGTTCCAGTAGTTTATGCTGACCTTGTGTTAGAACTAATGGAACTCTTTGAACGTAGATTTGATGTTGAGAAGGGAAAACATCTGTTGAAGAAATACATTAACAACTTATCTTGAGTCCAATGATACGATGTGCCAGTTGGACTGGTGGCACTAGACCCCTTGCAGTGCAGGGGGTTTTCTGGTATCATACTTGTATGGATGAAGGAGTCCAATGACTTACACCCCGATTCAATCTAACCTTCCTTATTTGAAGGTTCCCGAAAACCGATTGAATCTTGCATTTAATTGGTATCAGAGGCAGAAAGATCATCCATTGAACTTTCCATGCTTTGCTTATTGGATTCAACGTTGTGAAAATGATGGAACTGACTACTGAAACTATGCTTGATACTGTTCTGACGATGGAAGAAATTCTTACAGAGAAGCAACTGCTTGCTCTGCGGGACATTCTTTACTTCTACAAAGAGTTTGAGATGGAACTCTATGATTATCCCCAAGAGGATACTCTTTTCACTAAAACTCAACGTGAACTGTTTGACA